CCCCAGTAAGTATCCAGCCGGCATCTTTTTGCCTACTACTCAACAACGCGTCATTAAATCTTGCAGATTGAACAGGTTTCATATTTGTTCTCTTAATAGTTGCTTTTCCTTGTCCTGCATAAGCTGCAATCATAGCAATTTGTGTTTGTGATGCTTTGCCATACATAGGCATTAATCTTTCAGCTAAACACCAACGTAGCGCCATAGAATAGCCTTGTGGAAGGTTTACATTGTCATACATGGTTACAAATCGACCAAAATTAGTATTGGCAAATATGTGCATTTCACCTTGAGCAGGATTAGGCCATACAAAAATGTTACCTAATGTTTCTGTAGGTTGATAGTAAAGTGCTTTAGGCCATGGACCATTTAATGTTTTAAGACCAATCATTTGATAGTCTTCAACATTTAAAATAGCTACAGGATAGTCTAATCCCCCATTAACGATAGGAGTGCCATTAGAATTAGTATTGATACGAACAAACGCAGAATCAATATTGAGTGGTCTTTGATAGTAAAGATTAATGGCTGTAGATGCAACGTTTTGACTGATATTGACTTGATAAGTCCCAACTTCATTTACATTGCCTCCTGCGCCTGTAAGCATTTGTGTAATTGTAGTGCCTGGTGTAATACCTGTGCCTGATAGTGTTTGATTAACTGCAACAGCACCTGATGTAATGCCTGTAACTGTAAGAACATTACCTGCAATAGAGCCTGTAATACTTGCACCTACTTGACCGCCTGGACCAATGGTATATTGTGTTTGACCTGGTGTAATTGGATAGATAATTTCTGTTTTGTAGAAAATCATCATATCTTCATTTGACCATTGGTCAATCATGTCATTTAACATATCAAAAGCGTCTTGTGCTTCTTCAGGAGCAGGAGTTTCACCTGAAGCTAATGCACCAATATCTTTTAATGCTCTTGAAATAATATCAATGGGTTGTGCCATTATAGATCACCTATGTTAATTTTCATGGGTTGCCAAGGAAGTTGTGCTTTGTTGTTAATTTTTAAATTATTAAGTTGTTTTTCTAAATTATCAGTAATATGACAAACTTGATTAACTGTGGCTTCTTTTTCAATCCAAGAAACAATATCTTCTTCTTTAACATCAGCTAAAGGTATGTTAAGTGTTTTATCGCTAAACCACCAATTACCTTCAGTTTCTACTGAATCAATTTCATTATCGGCAATAACGTGATATTTGGCATGAGTAATTAACTCGCCATCAGTTGATATTTCTTTTACTTTCCAAGTGTAATTAGCCATTTTGTTTAGGTGCGTTAGGATCAGGTGACCATGTAACATTGACTGCACTTGCTACTCCATCTACATCTGTAGCTGCATTGATAGCAGTTGTAGCTGCCAATGCTTCTGCACGAATAGAAGCACGCCATGCTTTCCATGTAGCATCCATAGGTGTTCCTGTTTCTGAAGCCATAACTGCCATCCAGTCACTAGGTAGTAATAAACTGTAAGCTGCAGCGTTAATTTGTGATACTGCATTAGCTTTAACTGTTGCCAAGTCTTTAGGTGTGTTAGTATAAGTTAATGTAGCTTTGTCTAATGTTGATGATACCCAGTAGTAAACATCAGATTTTGGTGAGTTAGTAGCAATTACTTCCTCTAAACCGATTGCTGACTTTTCTTCAGGTGTAGAAAGGTTGAGCCAGTTTTGTGGATATTGCACATCACCAATGGTAAAGGCTTGTCCTTCTTGTATATATTGTCCGTCTGCGGTGCTGTAAAACATAATTACTCCTTGTTTAAATATTCTATTGCTTTTTTAAGTATAGATACATCATCTTTTAGTAATCCAATAGAACGATTGCATCTGTCACATAATAACCCTCTTACTTTACCTGTCTTATGACAATGGTCAATAGAAAGTCTAGTTTTTCTATTATTAGGGGGTGGGCTACCACATATAGCACATTTATGATTTTGTGCTTCTAATAACTTTTGATAATCTTTTAAATCAAGCCCATAATTTTTCATCATGTGTAGTTCAAGATCATATTCTCTTGTTCTACTTCTTCCATGCTTGTAAGCTGGACTTTCACTACTTGTTCTTAAATTTAAACATCCACATGATTTAGTTCTTCCAGTTCTAATATTTCCAATTCTGACTTCTGTTGTATTTCCACAATCACATTTACATAACCAAAAATATTGTTTATTTTTTGTTTGCCTACCTGTTTTATATAACGCAGTAAGCATATTATATTTTTGTCCTGTAATATCAATACTAGCTGGCATTAATCACCTTGCGAGTGAAAATTTTGTCGGATTTTCGGCAAAAGCCATGTAGATATAAGTGCCTCCGCTACTATTCCAAGGGCCTCCGTTATATCTAATTTTAAATCCATTAGACAAAATGTCCATTGTAGGATTAACAGATACTTCTGCAATAGAAGAATTTGGTGCAAGATAATATTGAGCGGCATTATATGGGTCTCTAGAAGTATCATTAATATCCCATTGTTCAGTACTTCCGTCAGACCTTTTGATTAAAACAAATTTAGGTCTAAATCCACAATACACAAACGGCCCATCTGCACTACCATTACCTGTGTAACTTCCGAATTTAGAGAAGCCAGCAATTTCAGCAAAGCAGTAAGCAACGCAATAATTCCCATTACCAAATCCTGTTGATGTAGAAAATACTGTACTTGTTGGTGCAGTTCCATTAAACCAAGTTGTATTTGCTGCCGAAGCATTTGTAGTATCTAAAAGAAGAATATTTGCTCCGCCAATAGATGTATGATAAATAGGCCAATTAGAAACAATAGAACGATTTTTTGCAATAATCATTTTTGGCGCAACACCAAGACCATGCCCCACTGTATTTGTTCCAGATGCAGAAGCCCATGTCACCACACTAAACCCAGCAGTTGCATTTACAGATACAGTAGATGTAATAGAGCCATTAGTATTAGATGATGATGAGCCTTGACCAGCTTGCCATTGCCAGCCTACATAAGTTGCAGTATTGTTATTATAATTAGTATCAGTTCCTAATGACCAACCATTGCTATTAAATGCTGTTAAACCATTGGTATCTGTTGTTTCTGCACCTGTAGTATCAGATATAAGTGCTTTTGTAACACCACGAACAGAATCAGTTAATTTATGATCTGTAGCTGCACTTCTTGATTTTACCCATACTAAATCAGGTTTAAATCCTGCGGTATTAGTAATAGATTGTGTAGAGCCATTACCTGTATAGGTAGTTGCATCCATATACTTATTACCCTGTAATATAGTAGGGGTAGGTAGGTTATATGTGTTTAGTGCTACAAAGCCTGTAGGTGGTGTGTAGGTAAATGGTCTTTGACCAAAGTTTAAAACAAAGTTAGCAACACTTGTGCCATAACTATAAACTGCTGGAACAAATGTTCCTGAAATGCCTGTGTAAGCAGTTCCTTGTGATGTATTATTTTTATAAAATGTTAAAGTTCCACCATCTAAATCTAATGCAACACCAATTACATCATTATTAGTCCATGATGCACCATAAGAAGTAAATGAATTATTATTAGTTTTTTGTCCGTTAGATTGATAACCATAACCTGAAGCTATACGACTATAATATGAATCAGCATTAGATGATGGGTTAAAATCTGTTCCAGCAATACCGACTGAAGTTCCAGCAGATATACCACTTGTTACAGTCATTTCAAAATACCATTTACCACTTGATACTGCTAAAGTTCCTAAAGCAGATGATCCATTACTTGCAGATGAGTTTGCATATTGTAAATTAGCCGCAGATAAAGTTCCGGGCGATGAAGCATAATTTAATAAAGGATTAAGTGTGCAATAATTAGCAGTCGTTGATGATGTCAATGTAGGAACATCTGTCATAGCATCATAAGTTGTGCCTGCAGTTACAGATATGTTATTAGTATTCCAATAGTTTCCGTTACCTGAAAAATCTTGACCTAGACCTGTGTTAGAACCTGATGTTAAAGCTATATTGCTAAATTTAAGGTAGAATCCGTTAGTGCCATAAGTGCCTGTGTATTTAGCTGGTTGCCATACGCCTGTGGTTGCGTTTGTAGAACCAAATGATGATGGTGTTAGGGCTTGACCGTCAATAAAGTTTACTTCTGCCATGTAGCCATCAAAAAATCTTTGTCTTGTTCCATTTAAATTAAATGCTCCAATACTAGGAGCAGAACCAGACAAATTCATTAGTGATGCTGTATTTTGTGGTGGGTAGTTTGCAGTATCAAAAGCAATAACTTGAGAACCATTTACATACAATTTATATCTATTTGAAGATGTAGCTTGAGTTGTATCAATAGCAACAACAATATGATACCAAGCTGAAGGGTCACGAAATACTTGAGTAGTAGTTAAATTGTAGTTGGTAGATGTTCCTGCAAAGTTAATATTTATCTTATCGTTTGTATCAAAAAATATTTCAGTATCATTTGATGTGCCACCAGTATTATAATTATCAGCATGAAACAAATATTGGTTAGTTCCCGTAAAATTAGTTAATCCACCTCTTTTAATCCAAGCGGAAAATGTATATGTTGTTCTATTACTAGTAGAAGATACACTTCTATTTAAATAAGCAGATGCACTACTTCTAAAACGAAGTGAATTGTTAATAGTGTATCCTGATGGACCGTTTGCTACTAAATTAAGCATTAAGCTACTCCTAGACTGCGACCTTGTTCATAGAGATTTGTGCCATCTGATCTCCAAACAAAGTAGTCTTTTGCACTTGCAGCAGTTGATAATGTAGGTGCAGTTCCGTTTGCCCACTTAAATGTAGTGTCCCAAGTAATTGTATTTGAACCTGCGTTTTGTATAACTGCTAGAGCGTAAAATGCACCATTAACCAAGTTTGTAGGTGCGCCCATAGTTCTATTTGATGATACAAATGTAAATGTAGCTGTTTGACCTAAAGATGTGTCCCAAGCAATTGTAGCTGCGTCTGTAAGTGTAATGTTAGGTGAATAGCC